GCTACTCGTACTGCAACTACTGGTGGGTTGGTAACAATTACAGCTACGCCAGAAAATGGTCTCAGTGAATTAGTAGACTTGTTTATGAAAGACACTAGTGGATATCTCTACTTCCAAAACGCAACATGGGATGATGCACCTCATTTAACAGAAGCTATCAAGAAAGAACTTTTAAAATCTATACCTGATTATCAAAAAGAAATGAGATCTAGAGGTTTGCCAGTTCTTGGTGAAGGTTTGATCTATAGTGTATCTGAAAGTTCTATAGCTTGTGAACCTTTTGAAATACCTTCTCATTGGAGAAGAGTATGTGGTATAGACGTAGGTATTGCTCACGATACAGCAGCAGTTTGGACTGCTTATGATGCTGCAACAGATACAATGTATATTTATGATTGTTATAGCGCTAGTGGTGATATACCAGCAGTACATGCTACTGCAATTAATGCTAGAGGTAAATGGATACCTGTTATCCTTCCCCACGACAGTTCAAACACTGAAAAAGGTACTGGTAAGTCAATGATAGAGTTCTACATAGAAGCTGGGATCAATGTACAACATGACACATTCTATAACACAATGAGTATCAATGGAATAAAGAATAATCATGTAGAGCCAGGGTTAATGAACATCTTACAACGTATGAAAACTGGTAGATTTAAAGTGTTTAAGACTTGTGGAAAAGTATTTGAAGAAATGCGTAGGTATCATAGAAAAGATGGAAAGATTATTAAGAAGTTTGATGATACAATGGATGCTATGAGATACTCATCTTTGAGTGTTATCAATCGTGGTATCAGTGAAGGTGAAGGTAAATCAGGGTTTAACTCTGCATACAAAGATATGTGGGATAAAGATAACTTTAACGTTAACTACTAGTTAACACTATAATCAGTAGACGTATTGATTATTAAAAATAATAAGGATTACATGACATGTCAGAAGAAAAAATTACTGGTAATATTACTCTGAAAGGTGATAAGCTTGCAGAGTTAAATACCCAACTCGATACTTACTATAACCAATCTACAGGTTATCAAGAAGGAGAACTTGGGACAAGAACTCGTATTGCATGGGACTATTATTATGGAAAACTTCCAGAACCTATCACACAAGGTTCAAGTAAATGGGTAGATAGATCTGTATGGGAATCTGTTAATGGTACATTGCAAGAACTAATCAGTGTGTTTACATCAGGTGAGGATGCAGTTAGATTTGCTCCTATTAATTCCTCAGATGCAAACAATGCAAGAGCTGCAACTAAGATGGTTAACAAAGTGTTGCTTCGAGATAATCCAGGTTACAATGTATTACACGATGCCTTTAAAGAATGTTTGATTACTCGTAACTCTTTCATTAAAAGATATTGGACTACTGAAAAGCAATACACTGAAGAAGAGTTTAATGATATGTCTCCAGAAGAGTTCGATACCTATATGATGAACTTGGGTGGTGAAGTTGAAGAGTTGGATACAGAAGAAGTAAATGGAAGAATAAGTGGTTATATCAAATATTTTAAAATCTATGAAGGTGTTAGGGTAGAATATGTACCTTTTGAACAGATTTTTATTGAACCTACAGCTACATCTTTGAAAGATTGTAACTATATTGCACACAGAGTTAAGAAGACTAAAGATGAACTAGTGTATATGGGTTTTGACAAAGATACTGTCCAAGAGTTAACTCAATCAACGCCAGATTTTGGAAGTGGTGTAATCGAATCTGCAAGATTAAATGGTATTAATCCATTAGACATAGATGAACTAATTTCCACTGGAGATGAAGGGACTGATAAAGTATGGTTGCATGAACATTACATGAAGACCTCTTTAGTCAGTGGAGAAACAGAAATCCTTCAAATCTTTACAGTGAATATGCAGATACTTGAAATAAATCGTGTAAGTGAGATGCCATTTGAAACTATGACTCCATTCCCAACTCCTGGGACTATTTGGGGTGAAAGTGTATTTGATATAACTAAAGATGTTCAAGATTTGAATACAACAGTGGTCAGAGGTATGATTGATAACGTCATGAATGCTAATTTTAGACGCTATACTGCTGTTAAAAACGCTTATGATAGAGCTTCTTTGCTAAATAATAGACCAGGTGGTGTAGTAGAAGTCAGTGCACAAGGTGCTGTTACTCCTATGGAATATCATCAACTACCTTCTGGTATTGCAGAGTTGCTTGATTATTCAGAGAGTAAGAAAGAGGCTAGAACCGGTGTGTCAAAAGTGACACAAGGGATTGATCCGTCGATTTTCAGAAATGACAACTCAACTGCTACAGTTAGTATGGTTATGAGTGCTGCACAGAATAGATTAAGAATGGTGGCCCGTAATATTGCACAACGTGGTATGATGAATTTAATGTTGGGTATTTATGAACTGATTAGACAAAATGGTACTCAACCTATTGTTATTGAAACAGCTAATGGTGAAATGGCTATTGATCCAAAAAGCCTTCCTCCTAGAACAGATATGATTGTAAACGTGGCTGTTGGTAACAATGAAAGAGGTGAAAGAGCTGCTGCTTTGCAGAATTTATTGGTAATTTTAAGCAATAATCCTGCTATGCAACAGTTTATGCAACCAAATAATGCATTCTTTTTGGCTACTCAGTTGTGTGAATCGATGGGTATTTATGATGTGGAGAACTATATTACTCCGCTGAATAAGATTCCTCCTAAGCAACCAGATCCGTCTCAACAAATGCAACTCCAATTGCTTACTGAACAAATTAAAGGTGCGCAAGTTGCTGTTCAGAAAGGCATTGCTGATATTCAAAATGAAAGAGAGAAACTTATGTTTGAACAGCAAAGAGCTGCTGATGAAGTTACTATTAAACGTGAAGCTTCCTATAGTTCTCAAGATGAGGCTGCTGATAAGATGGAGCTAGAAAGGATTAAATTAGAGCTTGAAAAGCAAAAGCTTGTAATCGAACAGCAGAAGTTAGAACTAAAACGTCAAGAGATGATGATAGAAGCTCAGATGGAGATGAGACAGAATAGACCAGTAGGACTTGGTAATGACTAATGATCAATTGTTTAAAATAAAACAACTAATGGAAGGCGGTATATTGGATACCGCTATTCTTGAGATACAAAAAGATATAGCTCTTGATATAATTCACACCTCTTACAATGATAAAGAACAAAGAGAGGGATTATACATGCTATCACAAGCTATCAATGCGCTTACAATGAAGCTGCAAGGGTATGTTAATATTTATGAAAGAACACAGGAGATTGACTAATGGGTGAAGTGACCAACGACAATGTAATTGTAGATGATATGGTTCTTGATATGGACACTGTAGATTTCTTCTCTTTGGAAGATACTAATATCAGTGTTAAAGAAACCTCTACTAACAAGGTAGCACAAACTGTAGCTGCTAAATCAGAATCAAAGAAAGCTGCTGTAGAAGAGGTTGTAGAAGATGATGAAGTCTCTGAAGACGAAGATGGTGAAAATGCTGACGATTTCGATTTTGATGATATTAATGAGAATGAAGAAGAGGAAGTAGAAGATTCAGAAGAAGATGAAGAAGTAGAAGATAGTGATGAAGAAGGTTCAGAAGAAGTAGAAGGTAGTGATTCAGATGAAGAAGAAGTTGATTACGAAGGGTATGAAGTAACTCTTCCCAGTGGAGAAACTGTAAAGTTGTCAGAAGCTGTTAAAGGTTATAAAGATTCTCAGAAATTAGACTCTGAACGTAAGGAATTTGAGACAATTCGTGATAAATTCGCTGAAGAATCAAAGAATACTACTCGTTATCTTGAACTTGCGAAGCTTGAAGCTCAACGAGTTATTGAAGATTATGAAGACTTTGACTGGATTGAACTTGCTAAGAATGATCACTCTGCATATGTAGATAATAAAATCTTCCTTGAAAAATATCAACAACGTTATAATGAAATCGTAGAAGCAATGGATGAGATTCGTGTAAAAGAGGATGAAGAAAAGAAATCTAAGCTACAAGAACAAGCTCGTGGTTGCATTGCTGTACTAGAAAAAGATTTGCCTGGATGGGGTGAACCTCTCTATCGTCAATTGATGGAATATGCTGTTGAGAATGGTGCATCATCTGATGACATTGTTAACTGTACAGACCCAATGGTGTTTAAGGTATTGCATAAAGCTATGCAGTTCGATAAAGGTAAGGCTACTGTAAAGGCTAAAGTTAAGAAGGCAGTTACATCTCCTACTAAGGTAGTTAAGGCAACTGCTAAGGTGGATAAGGTTCCAGATAACAAGAAAACTGTTGTAGTTAAGAAGGTTAAATCTGGTCAACTCGATTCCCGTGATGTAAGTGCAATGTTTGATTTGTTAGAAGATTAAAAATATTTTGTAATACAGTGTGTTAATAGAATCTATAGGGATCGAAGTCTAATACATTTTTAATTAGATTAGGTGGTCCCTATAGACCAGTGGGTACATGTGATTGATAAATATTCAGCCCACTTATCATTTTATAATTTAAAGGAGTAATGAAAATATGGCTACTTTGGTTTCCTATGACCTGACTGGTAAGCAGCTTTCTTTTGCTAACTGGATCTCTAATCTGTCCCCGACTGATACCCCCTTCGTCTCTATGACTGGTAAGGAATCTATTGGTCAAACCCTCTTTCAGTAAACTGCTGCTGCCTAACACAGTAATGTGTTTTGAATAACTTCTCTAATTGCTGGAAACTCTCGAAAGACTGACAGTAGGATACCGCCTGGTAACAGAGCGGCGACCCCTGAAAATCTGTCAGGTAGAGACAATCAGCAGGGAAGACTCTCAGTACCGTTTCCAAACAGTTCGCAGTCTCGGTACATGGATACGATGGTGCAAGAGCTGTCGCTGAAGCATGGCGATTGGCACTAGAGCAAGAACATGGCATCCTCACCGAGCAGTAACCCGATGGTACTGAGAGTAACCTTCAACGACTATCCCGAAAGGG